AAGATCCATAAGAAAATTCACCCTTGGCAATTACATCAAGTTTTTCCATTACTTCTTCAGTAAAATATTCTTCAGGGTCTTTTAGAATCTGCTTGGCATAGATTTTCTTACCATCAATCTCATAACGACCTGCTACATTCTTCCAGAGTCCACCCAATTCACCAAGTTCAAGAAGACCGTAGTAACGATCAAGGCCGCGCTCATCATAATACAGACGGATTTCAACATCTTGATTCTCCTTACTTAAACGTGATTTGTGAGTCTTTGCCTTGATAATGTTTCCGATGACATCAGTTCCGTCTTTTTCTTTTTTCTTGCTGAGATAGATGATACTAGAAGCAGCATACTTAAGACCACTACCACCACCCATTTCTTTCATAGGAACATAAGAGTTGTGAGAAAGTGTTCCATCCTCAAAAATATAGTGATGTACGTCTTCTACCTCAATATCATAAACCTCAGTATTCATTTTTTCAATTTTTTTAATTTGTTTAATTTTAATACCAATAGTCATTTAAAAACTCCTTTTGTATAAATATTTATAATCATACCTATTAGGTAATAGAATGAAGCACTTACATCACATTATACCAAAACATATGGGAGGATCTGATGATCCAAATAATCTAATAGAATTATCAATAAAAGAACACGCGCAAGCACATTTTCATCTTTGGGAAAAATTCGGATTTATAGAAGATAAAATTGCTTGGGAATGTTTATCTGGAAGAAAACTTTCAGAAGATAAAAGAATTATACTAGCAAAATCTGGATTTGAAAAATTTCTGTCTGATGAAAATAAAGTCATAAAGTGGAAAAATAAAATATCAAATACATTAACTGGAAAAGTTCAATCAGAAGAAACTAAATTAAAAAGATCAATATCTCTAAAGTTAGCATATAAAGAAGGTAGAAAAAAAGTAATTGTAAATCCAGATGATGCTAGAATAAAATATTATGAAAATAATATTTCTCAACTAATGGCAGAAGGTAGAAAAAATTCTACCAAATGGAGAGAGTCTGTAACATCCGAAGACTACAAATTTAAAAAAACTTTAGCAGACCCAAGATCTAAAAAAGTATCTATAGATGGAACAATTTACAATTCAATTAGAGAAGCATCTAAAAAAGCAAATATAAACTACTCCAAATTAAGAAATATTTTAATTTCCAATATTGATAATAATATCTTCTTCTGTTAATTCGGAAACCTTTTTCCATTCTCCATCTTGTGTCATCAATTTATGCTCCCCAGTTAAATTATAAATTGATCCATTTTCAAGTTCAATTTGATAATATTCATTAAATGAATATCCATAAGTAGTAATAACTTTTTTTGGACCAACCATAGTATTCACATAATCTCCAACTTTAATTTTGGAAATATCAACATTCCCATTTGGAGTTTTAATCATAGTTCCTCTAAGGGCGCATCCAATAACATCGTAAGTGTGATTAGTAACTATCATAGGAATCTTTGCCTGACCCAACTTAAGGGTAAGCATACGGAACGCACCTTTAATCAGTTGAGATTTAGTCATATCCCTAACTTCTTTATCATTCAGAGCATCATTAATCTCTTTGCTAGTAGAAAGCATTCCCAGAGAGTCTAACACAAACATACAGGGGTTACGTTCTCCTTCTGGTTTCTTCATATAAAGATCAACTGCCTTGAGTGCCTTTCCACGAAACTCTTCTACGGTTACTACATTGACAACCACCAAGCGAGTTGTGTCAACTCCTCTACTTTCCAGAAGGGCCCTATTGATTGCTGCTTCAGTATCAAAATACAGACAATATCCAGTAGGATTATTATCAAGAAAATTTTTAACGACGGCAAGAGAGAAGAAAGTTTTACCCGTAGAACTTTCACCTGCGATTGCAGTAATCTTATTCCCAGATACACCACCAAATATACTACCAGATACAAGAGCATTAAAAATGTATGAACCTGTATCAACATACGTTTCGGTTTCATCAATATCTGATGCAAGTTGTGTGTATTCTCCACCAATTTCTTTTACAATATCTTTTAAGAAGTCCATCAGGAAAAAAATAAATCAAGGTTAACAGTTTTTTCTACGTTCCACCCAATTGCATCAAGAATAATCTTGAGTGGTTCTAGAAATGCTTTCTCAAATTGTAAGTCATAGTCAATGTATTTGTCAAGGTTAAGTTCCTTTGGAAACTCTTGAATAAAAGAAATAACATTTTCGTGAATAGTATTTGGTTTCTTTAGGTAAACAAATTTAACTTTCTCACCATTCTGAATAAGCGAATATTTATTTGTCAATTTTGCCTCCTTAATATAATGATTAAAGAGAAGCGCCCCACGAACATGAATAGGTGTTCCTTTAGAATAAATTGATGAAGATGACTTATATTTGTTTACATCAGAGGCAGAACGAGGGAATGAAATTTGTTCTGGAGGAAGTTGTTTAAACTCTTTGCGAGCATTGTCAATAAACTCAATCACCTGTTCTTCAGTCCCATTCATCATTAGTTTGAGAGCATTCTTAATCATCTGACGACAAGGAGCAGGAGTAGAAGATTTAACTGCCTCAATACCCATCATCTTGAGTTTAGGTTCTTCATAACGAACACCCTCACTATCCCAAACATTGAGAATATAACGCTTTTTGGCAGTCCAGATTCCACGGTCAGCAATATTCTCTCGCTTCATTTGCATCTTCTGGTCATAAGCATTCACATACTCAGCCAGTTCTTGGTAGCAACTTTCAATATACTTTTCAAGTTCCACCTTACAGATCTTATCAAGGAACGAAACAACGCTTTCAGTAGTCTTTTCTCTTCCCTTGTATACAGTTTCAACCAGAGGACCCATATGAAGATAAATGGAGTCAGTATCAGAAGCAATAACATAATCAACATCCTCAGTTTTAAGAAGTTTATTGAGATAAGTATTCATTTTACTCTCAATCCAACGAATCGCAACCTGTCCCGAAAGAGTGATTGCTTCTGCATTTGCTAATTTATAGTACCTAAAATATTGGTTTCCGATGGCACCATAAGCAGAGTTTAGAGAAATTTTCTTTGCCATTTGAATGTTATTGCATCGAGCAATCTCTTTTTCTAGTTCTTTAGTTTTTTTCTTTTGATATTCTTTTTTTGCGGCAATCATCTTCTCCTTATATACAACACGATCATTATACATTTTCTCCATAAGTTCTGGAAGAAACCCTCTCACATCCTTACGGTACATGGCACCATTAGGACACACCGCATAGTCCTTATACAATTCAAAAGTAAGTTCTTGATTAAGAATCTTATCTACAGTTACAGTAGGATGTCTTTCATCAACAAGAGTTTCTGGACTTAGATTGAATTGCATAATCAAATGAGGATAAAGTGAATTCAAATCAAAATTAACAACATAATCATACTTACCAGGAACTGGTTCTTTTACATAAGCACCAGCGTACTTTTCATTTTTTTGAGATTTACTTTTTGGAGGAATTACAATATCTCTTTTCTTCAGGTAATTATAGATAATTGTGTCCCAAACACGAACTTGATAGAATACATCAGCATAATTTACTTTAGCATCATATGCCATCGTAAGAGCAAGTTCAATCAGTTTCATCTTGTCTTCCAAACGGTCAACAAGTTCTACGTCAGCGATGTTATACTCAATAAACTTTTGCCATCCTTTGGTATAAAAATCTTTAAAGGTATTAAACTCTGAGTGATCTAGTTTTTTCTGCCCCAATTCTACTTCTGCAATATAATCAAGACGATATGACTCTTGTGCTTTATAAGTAAACTTCTTATAAAGGTTGAGATAGTCTAACTGAGTGAGTCCTCCAATATCAAACGTAATATGCTTACGTCCAGTAATAAAGATTTCACCTTCAGTCACAAGTCCCCAGTTAGAGAGACGTTTCATTAACTTCTCACCAAGAACACGATTTAATCGTTTGCAGATGTATGGAATATCATAAAGTTGAATGTTCCATCCAGTTACAACATCAGGAACATCAACCATCCAATAATTAATAAAAGAATTTAATAGCGCATACTCAGATTCACAACAGTGATAAGTTACGTCACTACGAGTATTGTTAAATGGTTTAACCCCCCACGTAATAATTTTCTTAGTTGTATAATCTTGAATACTAATCGCAAGAATCTCTTCAGAACAAGATTCTACATCAGGAAATCCTCCCTCAGAAGCAACCTCAATATCAAGAGTTACTAGTTTAATCTTGCTGATGTCAAACTTAATTTCATCTTCTGGATATTTTTCTGAAATGTATTGATAGATATATCTGTCATTTCCGTAAATCTCAAACCCATCTACATTTTCGTATTTTTTATAAAACTCACGACAATCCCTAACTGTCCCCGGACAAATAGTTTCTACAAATTCACCATTTAATGTTCTATACTTAGATTCTTTTTTAGTCTTTACAAAAAGAGTTGGAAAAAACTCATCTCTATTTTCAAATCTTTTACCATTCTCAACACCACGAACTAAAAATTGATTACCAATCAACTGGACGTTAGTATAGAAGCAATAATTCATTCTTTAATCAAATCCTCATATTTTTCAAGAAGTGTGGGTGTTGGGTCTGCAAGAGTAAGAATCTTATCAGAACTCATCATAAATGTACTTTCCTTTGTGTACCCACAAAGGAAAGGTTCTAAAGTATTCATAGTCAATTCTCTTTTTACTACAAAAGGGTTAATTAACTTGCAATCAGGTTCTCCAACGTCAGCACCAACTTCTTCAATCTGACTTATCAGAATCTGGTTGTTGAGTAAGAGTAATATTTTGATCAATTTCATTTGGTTCAATTCCTAATACTTGAGTTTCATACATTTTTTTAAGTTCGTCTTTTGGTTCCACAATTGTAACAATACAATCTGGAATTAATTCAATTGTAGTGTCATTTGATAATGAAGGCCAAGAATGTAAAGATATACTTACTCTATTTTCATTATTTTCATTATCAAGAATTTTATAAGAACCATTTACAGAAACACTACAAGGTTTATCTAAAATATAGCAAACCAATTTATCTTCATAAAATCCTTCTTTAATATCCGATACTAGTTTTTCTCCCGATCTCAGGACAATAAGTTTTACTGTCATTTTTACTCCATACCTCTTAGTATTATAGCATAAAAAAAGGGAGGTGTCAACTGGTTTTTGCCAGTTACCTCCCTGCGGCAACGATATTCAAATATATTTATAGGTACTCCTTTCTACTGTGGTGTTCTGGAACAATCTTACCTAATCGAATGACAAGTAGTCCGTCTTCAAAGGTGACTTCTCGGACTTCGGTGTCGTCGGATAGTGTCCATGCTCTCTTGAAACTTCGTTGAGCCAGACCCTTGTGGACAAACGTCCTATCCGATTCAGTATCTTCTTTTTGTCCTTCGACAAAAAGTTTTCCATACTCTGTGAAGACATATACTTCCCCCTTTTTGAATCCTGCAAGTGCGATCTCTAAATGAGATTCTACATTATTTACCTGAATTAGATTGTAGGGTGGATAATTATTTGTAGTTTCGTGAAGATTGAATAGGCGATCAAAATATTCGTCCATTCCAATACTATTGCGTGTAATCCTATCCATCAAGGCAGGAAGATCCGCAGACGTATATCGTGCAAGGTTAGTCATTATGGTATCTCCTTTAAAAGCGAGTTTGTGTTTTGTGGATCCCGAAAGCA